CCGCTGCGATAGGTCGAATTGTGAAACTTGAAGTAGCTCTCGAGTGAATCGAGAGGGTAATCAAGGTACACTGGGCGTACATTCACGCCTTGCCAGTAGTCTTCCCCACACGATTCACGAAAAGGACCAGACGTAAACGTCTTGTCCGGATTCGTGTCGAAACCCAAAGCCCGTAAAAGGGTGATTAAGTCATCGGCACGAGACCCGCGAATCGCTATGTCATCACCATAAACGCGAAAGTCAACATTAGGTTGACCACCGCCTACCGCATGGCAGGCAGCCGCGAATATGAGTGTTTGCAAGGGAAAACAAAAGCCATTCCCCATCGAACAGAATTTCGAATAAGGATAAACCTTATTCTTATATCTGAACGACTTGGACCTGAGTCTATCCAAAAGATAGAACCAGTCCGGGGGAAGAAGGTTCTTAACCAAGCCAATCGAAATGCTATCACTAGCACTCGAAAGGTCAATGGTCGAGAACGTATCGCCTATACCGATAGAACCCTCGCGGGCCATCTCGGAGTTACGGAGCTGATTGGTAAGATCTAAATCAACGCGTTTTCGAAGGAAATCGCGCATCGTTAGATCGACACCTTTCTGCAAGTAACCATTAAGGCACGGCTCAATGGCAATAGATCTACGCGTGAGCGTAGTCTTAGGGACGAACGTGATATCGTTATGTTCGACTATAACACAGCGCTCTTTGAACAGTCTTGTGAAAGACTTCTCATCGTTAACATAGACGTCAGGGGACACGAGTAACTCGTGCACCTGTACATGCTTATGAAGCGCATAACGTGCATAGTCAAAGGCAGCGGGAGTGACGGACCAACTAGATAGGAGTTTCCTCTTCTTGTTGGTAGCATTACCGTGTATTCCGACGTTTGCCCCAGGGCCAAAGTCGCATCTATCTGTGATAGCACCAAGATTAGGTGATACCCCCAACACGTAAGTGATGAAGGATCTCATTTTCTCAAGGTGATACTCAGAGGCTCTGAATTCCTGCAAAGGAACGGCAGAGCCGGAGAAGATTGCATTAAAAGCGTCGCATTTCGCTTCGCTTTTAAGAAACTTCTCCCAAGCAGCATCCTCCGCCGCAGCCGCGAGGCCACGGACCGGGAATGGATACTTCTTGATTAGAGCAACTAACTGATTCGCCGAGTAATGACTCTCGGCATCGTCATACACTGTTGACGACAAGGAATCAGCACCCTCAAGTAATTTGCGGACAGTTTCTTTGTTAGTAAGATCAGCCTCTCGTAAAGAGAGGACGAAATCACCAAAGGAACCGAAGCAACTTAGATGAGAG